CACAACACACCAACAGAAAAGTCAGCGAGTCAACACAAAAAAACTGTATCATCCGTTACAAAAAGGGCCATCGGGGGTAACGGGCCGTCGCTATAGCGTTAATTACCCCTCAGAAATTTATGCCAAAAAGTCAAGGTTGAATTGTTCCAATCCTTTATCTGTTAGCACATGATTAGCCATATTATCGAACACTTTAGGCGGTATTGTACATATATGTGCACCTAATTCAAAAGCTTTACCAACTGACTGAACATCTCTAATAGAAGCAGCCAGTATAATAGTATTAATGAACTGTTTCTTGTAAACCTTACTAATATCTGCTATTAAACTAAGACCACTAAGGCTGTTATCATCCATTCTACCGATAAACGGTGAAACATACGTTGCACCTGCTAATCCACACAATAATGCCTGGGATACACTAAATACTAGGGTCATATTGACTCTAATATCTATATTTGATAAATGTTTACACGCTTTAAGCCCTTCTATAGTACAAGGAAGCTTAACTGTAGCTACGTTACCGTAGTTTTGATTAACATTCATACCATTAGAGATAAGCTCACTAGAACTCTCTCCCATTACCTCTATGCTAAGATCTTCTACTCCTAGTTCTATTATATCATTATAAACCTTCCAAGGATCTCTACCACTCTTTCTAATAAGAGTAGGATTAGTAGTAACTCCTCCTATAAGACCAGTGTTAACTCTGTCTTCTATGTCCTTTACTTCAGCAGTATCAAGGAATAACTTCATCTGAACCTCTTGGGTGTTGGGTGTAGGTGTTATAAGATATCCATTCATCGGATATAAGTATAAGGGGAATGGTTGTCTACGAAGTAGGCAAGAATTCCCCTTTGAGGGGGCGAGTCCACCCTTCTCTCCCCCTGTATACGTGACGACTCAAACTAAACCCAGGTAGGGACTGAGTTTTGGCCTTTGTCTATTCTGTTAGCTGCATCTCTTTGGTCTTTATTCATTCCTAAGACTAGGTGGTCAGCAGAGGCTGTAGGGTTGTCTAAATAGTCTTGTAGCATAGATTGCCACTCTTGTGCTTTTCGTTCCTTCACGGCCTCGTGAGCACTAATAGAGAGAGCATCTGTATAATACTTCACTCCTTGAGCAAGACAATCTAATCTGTCATCATGTTTAACTGCACCTTTCTCTCTACACATCCTACTCATTTGGTAAAACAGCATGTACATAAGTCGTTTCTCAGGAGCTTCATCTGGGTTTGACTTGTAATCCCACTCGATGACTTTCCTATCGACAACCAGACGATGCTGGTTAAGGACAGGCTCAAGAGAATCAATAATCCTATCTTCCTTTCTAACATTAGCTCTTACCTCTTCTATGTCTATGTGTAGACCAGTTTGTTGAAGGTGTTTCTTGAATAGTTCAGCGACTATACCATCTCCAAAGTTTGTCTCTATAACGAGTTTAGTAACTCCATACTTTCTACATCCTCTGAGTATGTTGAGCAAGGTATCGTCTGAGTACCCGTCTCTGTACGCACGCATTTCATGCAGGTATAGAAATCCATTCTTTTGGGAAAGGAAAGCTGCTGATGTCTCATCCGTTCCTCTACCCGAAGGATCAACGGAGCATATAGTTTCGCTGTATTCGGTCCACTCTCCTTGAAGCTGCATTGGAGAATAAAAATAATCTCCTGGTAAGCCGACAGTGGGAAGTTCTTTGATGACGTTTTGTGGATCTGAGCACCAGACAATTCTATCGGGAGCAGTGTCCCTATTAATACTGGTGACAATAAGGTCAGCCATCTTAAGTGGAAATTTCTCTGCATCAGATAAGCTTGTGTCTAGTTGGAACTGAAGCATGTAGTTACTACGTCCCATAGCAGCTTCACGTTCTAGAAGATCTTCATCACCAAATCTGTCTGGATCTGTTACTGACCATTCATCTACACCTTTTTCTACATCTTCTTGTATCTGTGGTGCTAGTAATCCTTCGTATTGACTAAGCTTTCCTTTTCTAGGGTATCTACTTGGCCAAACGAACGGACGGTAGTTACGCTCTGCCAGCTTACGATAAACAGTAAAAGTAGTCTGAGGAGTCCCGAGATACATAATACGGCTATCAGTTTTGGGTGTAAGGATAGACTCGGCTTCCGTGCAAAGTTGAAGAAGTTTCTCACGCATCAACTCCGTCATGCTGTTTCCTGGGACTTCTATGTCGTCTAGAATCATTAAGTCTGCCCGTGAGCCAGTAAGTTGCCCAGTGATACCAACGCTTTTTACGCTTGGAGCCTGATGAGGCGAGCATTGTACGTCGAAGGAGATACGACTCCACCTTGCCTCGTCGCTTTTTGGTTGTAAGTGATTTAACCATGCTGTCTCGATAATAAGTTTTTGTAAAAAGATTGACATGTTATCTGCACGTTCTTTAGACGCTGAGATAATCATTATCTTTCTTTCTGCATCTTTAAACAGAGTCCACAGGACAAAAGCTCCAGTAATCCAAGATTTTCCGACTCCTCGGAAGGCTTGAATCTGTAAACGCTTTGGTCCGTGTTGTAGATAGTCTGCTATAGAGTATTGTGCTCTAGTTGGAGGAGGTAGATCAAGCTGATCCCATAATGCACTCAGAAACAGCTTGAAATCGTCCTGTAGAGCCTCTAAAGGGTTCTCCATGTGTGTTTGTTCATTTAATATGTTTAATGCTGTTTACAGCCTTTAAACGGTCCTTTGGAGACATGTCAACATTTTTTTTAGATCTAATTGATGCATTCATTAAAGGACCAATCATAAATGGTGTTTGATCTACTAATTCTAAGCCACTTCCTATTGTATTACGAATATTTTTACCAGTAGGTTGTTTAACAGTTGAATATAAATCATTCCCAAACTGTGCTGCGTCTGCTCCTATACCTAAGAAGGGGATCGTACCTGCTGCTGCTCCTGCTATCTTTAAAGCTGGTTTAGGTATTTGACTACCAATCTTTAAAAGCTTTTTAGAAAACATTAAAGAACCATCAGATAATTCTTGGAATCCAGGTAAATTTCCCCATAATCTCTGATATAATCCTTTCTTTTTAGCTCCTGTTGTTTTCAATCCAAACTTAGGGGCTGTTTCTGCTGATATAGTACTTCCTTTTAGTATAATATTACTATTAGGAGGTGGTACTTCGTTTAAAAAGTCAGGTACATATTTAAGAGATGCTCTTGCTAATTCGCCTTTACCCATTTTACTTAAATCCTTACCTGGATATTTTTTAGCAAACCAAGCTTGGGCATGTGGATTACCTTCAAACATATTTGAGGTAGCTACATCTAAATTCCAAACTTTCTTGGCTGGATCATAGACAAGTTCAGTATCTCCAAAAGCTACAAAAGTATCAGCATATAATGTATCTCTTAGCCATTTTTTATTAGCAACATATTTATCAATAGATGCCTGTGTTTTTAATCCTTTAGCTTTTAAACTATCTATAAGCTTAGCTTTTTGTTCAGAGGCTTGTACTACCTCTGCCATTTCTTTAGTAAGGTTTTTAGTAAAATCAGACATATCAATAACTCTTTTTAGATTTAATCCTCTTAGCTCTTTCTTCAAGATAAGATGACTTAGCTTCTCTCATTTCTTTGTATTCTTTTGCATCAGCTTTGTCTTTTGAAGACTCATAGGTTGCTGTACCTGTAAATTCTTTTGCCATTAGCTGATATGATTTAGTATAAGTTGCTCTCTGGAATGGTTACATCCAAATGTTGAACGCATCCATCGGAGCCAATGACTGCTACCTTTGCCCTGATTACAAGATCGACAGGCTGGAACCAAATTACTTGCAAGGCTTTCGCCACCGTTTGTTTTAGCTTTAACATGATCGAGTGTAAGTTCTGTAAGTTCATAGTTGTTTCCGCAATATACACACTGACAATTAAATTTCTCCTTAATGGCTTTACGCCACAAACGCTTAGCGTCAGGACTTGTCATGGTTATTAGGTTGTATAAGTAGTGTTGTGGACTAGGTAGTAGTGGGGTCATTTACGAATTTTTAGTCTGCTTTTACGGTTAATAGATGGAGACTGGGTTCTGCCTTCAGTAGTACTTCCTTTATAATGAGCAGCATCTTTGCCGTCATGGTTTCCGTAAGTACCTAGTTTTCTATTTAGCTTGTTAGCATTACTTTTAATTCGTTTACCTTTAGGTGTTTTTTGATATTCACTTTGTTGTTTAAGCCTTTTTTTACGAGCTTCAGGATTCTTCCTGTAATACTCAGCTGTGCTTCCTGCCATACATTCTGCTCTGTACTAATTCGGGATCGACTTTAGGCATGATAGAGGCAAGCTTAGAAAGGTGATTACCTTCTATAGCTATGCCACTGATATCATTTGTTTTCAGCCATTCACAGGCTGCTTTTAAATCTTGAGTAGTTGCTTCGCCACTTTTGACTCTCTTTAGAAATTCTTTAGTAACGAGGTTATGTAATTCATTAAATTGGGTTTCAGTGGCTTTCTTCATTACTCTTTACTTCCTGGAAATAGATTACGTCTGACAATCTCTACTGCTTTATCGTCAATAGTATTATCAGTGGATTTTGCATATGCCTCTAGCAGTTGGACAATTAAGTTCTTCACTGCAGTAGTGGAGAGGAATGTCATTAGGATGGGTTTAATGATGATCATTTTCTGAGAGATTCGGGTAGTTGTAATTTTTGTATGTCCTCAATTTGTTGCTTTCTTTCTTGAAGTTGTTCTATTACTTGACCAGTAGGTGAGTTCTTAAAGTTATTAAAGATGTTTGCACCTACTGCTCCGAGGATCACGAGGCCAGCTATGATAGCTATTTTAACTTTCATCTACTTTCTTAGTTGTTTTTTTCTTAGCTGTAGTTTTCTTAGCTTTAGCTTTTACTTCTACTTCTTTTTGCCATTGATCACTTAAAGTACTCATGTTTTATCATTGGGTTTAGTTGGACATTCATACTCCTGTTCATTCCAAGGGAATTTCTTTTCTTTAGGAGTACAGGTTTTTTCTAGATACTCTTTAACAGCATCCTTTTTATTCTTTTCGTATTTGACTATTGGTACTACGTCGTTACACATGGTATATACACGTGTACCTTCAGCTAACATGAAACCTTTTCGTTGTAGTTCAGCACATCTCAGCATCCGAGTTAGCTCATAATCAAGCCTCATCTTTTCTTCTTGCCGTTTGGCTATACGTCTGCATTGTGCTAAACCACTACGGTCTAGAGGTACCATGAAGTTAAGCTGTCCTCCCCAGTTCTCAGCTACTGTGTAGCTTCTCTGAAGCATCTCTTCGTCATAAGGTGTTGTATGATTCCCCATGTAGAAGGGACTGAACGTCATCGTTGCTCCATTGCAACTGACACCAGATCCATAATGTTGCCTACTTGGTGCTCCATTATTTTGAAATTGAACAGCTTGATTTGTAACATTTCCAGTCGCTGCTGCAACAGGATTTGACACATTAGTTGTTTCTGGATCTGATGCTTTAACAGGTGCTACTGAGAGAAGACTGACAAGGAGACAGTAGTAGAGTCCGTTTCGATAGTTCTTTCTATCTCTGTTAATTCGATCACCTGACTGGCTGCTCGTGTTACTACCTCTAGTGAGAAGTCGGAACCAGCTGTTGTCATATTGAAGATTGAATCGCTGTCTACTATGCCTCCAGAGGTTGCTGATGAATGGGTTATGTTGTCCCCAGACCATTTGTTTAACGCTGCTCCATAGGTGGTTGTTGTTATCTCTTCTGTTATTTCTTGAGTTGTAGTTGTAGTACTGTTCATAGAACCCTGGGTGAAGTTGGGTTGTACTAATTCAGCTCTTACTACCGTGGGTGATGCCAGTAGGAAAAGTAAAAGCCATTTCTTCATGTTTCTTTTTTCTTAGCCATAGGACAATCTACGGTTTGTGGTTTGCCATTGTTTTTATTACCAGTGGTCAAGCCAAAAGTTGCAAGTGCTCCCGTAAACACACTGGCAACGAACGTGATATCTGAATTACCTGATTTCTTAACCATAGGTAATTCTACGTAGTTCATCGTAATGATAAATCCAGACCAGACAACAACGCCCAATCTGACAAATGTACCAAGTACTTCTATTTGATGTTCTTTATCCTCTACAGCATCTTTCAGCTTTCCAAGGACTCCTTTTTCTTTTTCTGGCGGTTTTCCTTCCATTTATCTACTTTCTTTTGTAAGAACTTTTGTATTTGTTTTTTTAATTTGTCAAATAAAGGAGTAGCTAAGGTGGTAGTAGCTACAGCTGCTACAGCTGCATAAGTAGCCGTTGTGACTACTGCAGCTGAAGGTAAGGGTAGATCTATTTTAACAACTGGTATTCTAAGAGTAGGTTGTTCAGTTGTAGCAGTTTCTGCATCTTCTGTTTCCTCTGGAATCTCTTCTAATTCAACACCTTTTGGAGCTGTTAAATTTTGAGGTGGTATGACTACAGTAGGAAACACAGGCATTTCTGCTGTTGGTTGCCTTAGAGGTATGCTAGGCATATCTAAAGCTTTGGGTAGTTTAGGGACTTTCACCTAACTATGAGTTGTCCGCATAAAACTGTTTTTTAAGGGCTTCTAAACCAGCAGCATTACCTGCGAATGCGTCATTCAAATGGTCTGTAAGTGCAAACGCCCATTTTTCATCTACAGTTGTACATTTACCAGCGTCTTCATCCCTTTTTATTTCTTCTGCTGTTAGTGAAGTAGTAGGTCGATCAGTTGTAGATTTTCCATCAAAGATTTGAAGTACCTTGGCATTATCAGGTAACTGAGTTAAATTTAATAATGCCGTTGGTGTGAACCTATCTTTTAAAGCATCTTTAGTATCTGCTTCGTATATCTCTGGAATATGATTGTCGTCAGCTAAAAAAGTAAATTTTGCCATGTTTTTAATTTGTTTTAATGTTTACCAATATACGGCAACGATACCTTTGCCACCGTCTCCACCTCTAGCGGAATACCACGTCTGACTGTCTTGGGTGTAATGTCCACTGACACTACCGCCTCCACCGCCGATACCACCATTTCCAGCTCTCGATACACTTACTTGTTGTGCGTTTGCAGACTGATTCCAGTTATAAACAGCTCCGCCGCCACCGCCGAAACCACCATCACCGCCTTGAACCATCATGCCCATGTTGAAATCTTCCCTGTTGAAGAAAGCTCCGCCGCCTCCTCCTCCAGGTGCACCGTTACCTGCTACAAGTTGCTGTTGATAATTATCTTGATTATTAGTACTTATTCCAGCCATGACGATTCCGCCACCGCCACCACCATCTATTTCCCAAGGGAACCACCAGTTTGGATTAGCATTTTCTCCACAACGTTCCTTGTAATTTGGATAAACTGTTGAATCGTGGCTGAAAACTCGACCAACTGCACCTCCAAGAGCTTGCATACCATTACCACCTTTCATAGCGTTTCTACCTTGAGTGGTTTCTTTACTCATACTTATACCAGACATCACATGAGAGCCATCGCCTCCAAGAGCAGCAAATCTTTGTTGTGAGGAAGTGTTTTGTATGTGAGCGTACCACGGAGCATCTTTCATGTTTCCAGTACCCCAACCAGAACCGCCAGTTGCCGCCTGTCTACAAAAATGTGGTCTATTATTACCTTTTCCGAATGGTGATCCTGAAGATGCACCACCTCCTGCACATGTAGCATAGTAACTAAGTCTACTGTCATTCTGTCGAGGTGTTATACCACCTCCTGCAGCAGTATAAGCCTCGGAAACTCCACTGGTAGAAGCAGATCCACCAGTACCCCACGCATCAGCAGCATTAGCTTCGGTGCTATAGGGAGTGTTCCAAGTGACTCCATTAGTACCGCCGTTTCCTGTTAAATAACTTCCAAAAGAACTTGCTGTACCAGCAGTACTAGCTTGGTCATGTGTCGCACCTCTTCCTGGTTTTCCAACAGTAACTGTAATCGTATTACCTGGAGTTAAACCAGAAATAACTCCTGACGCATATCCTCCTCCTGCTCCTCCTGCAGCACCTTGTCTATCATATTGATTACCATGACCAGCATAGCTTCCACCGCCGCCTCCTCCAATTACAAAAGCAAAAACTTTTGTTACCCCATCAGGGATATACCAACTAAATGTTTGTTGGCAATCATTGAAGAACCTTCTTTGTCTTGTAAAAAGACCATTACCTCCCATTTGGGAGAATCCAGATAAATTCATAATTAGTAAAAAGTTAAATAAATATCAACAACCGATTAACCAACCACGTGTTGAATCGACGTATGTAAAGGTTGCACAACCATCGAAAATATCAATGTAGGCATTTTCAGCACTACCATTTATGTTTTGGCTATTCCTTGCAACAGTGCAATAGCGATCACCAAGGATTCTGATTTTTACAGAATCACCAGCACTAGGACCAGAAGGAAGAGTTATTGTTAATCCTGTTCCGTTGATGACAACCATATCTCCGTTAGCAGCAGTGTAGTTTGCTGTCTTAACAGTAGGAGTTGTACCACCAGAAGAAGGAAGGTTGGTTAGGTTTGAACCATCACCGTGGAATGTAGTTGCATGAACTTGTGACCATTTATAGCCAGATGTACCTAATGAATAACTGTTGTTAACGTAGGGATATACAGTGCCGTAGAAAGCTGTCTGTCTAGAACTATTGCATCTTAAAGACCAGTCACCACTTTGATTTAGAAGCCCGATCTCATTACTATCGTTACAATAGAGATAACCTCTTATACTTCCGTTATGATTATCTCTTATTCGTAATCCACCAGAAGAGCCGTTATAAGCAACTGTCCAGTAATTAGCATCATCTGAATAGAAGTGGTTGGCGTTTCCTGAATGGTATAAACCCATATCAGTACCAGTGAACCTTACCCAGTTAGAACAATAAACATCGCTTAAATAAACAGAGCTACTACTTAACGCACCACCAGAACCTACGTTGGCTTGGTGAAGAACCTCTTGAAGACCCCCATTAATATCTACCTTTAATGCACCACCCAGTGTTTTTTGTATATCCCAGCCACCCCATTTGGCATCTAAGAATCCGTATATACCACCAGAAGAAGCTGAACCATAAAGTTGATAAAGGAAAGTACCACCTGAATCTTCTTGGCATATTCCACCAGAACTACTTGCATTGCATTGAACTATAAGGTTGGAACCATTATGATTTTTAAAATCGTGACCTTGGATTGTAAGAATACCGCTAGTACTATCATCAGCATCACTTCTTAAGAAGCTTGCACCATGTATACCATCAACAGTATCAGCATCTAATCCACTACCAGTACCGTCAACAGTCTTAATAGATGTAAGTATTTCTGCTGCTGTTTGATCTGCTGTTGCACTAGCTTCAATACCATTTAATTTACTGTGGTCAGCATCTGTAAACACGTTGCTATCACTAGCACTTTCAACAAGTGTTCTAATTTCTGCTGCTGTTTGGTCTGCTGTTGCAGAAGCTTCAATAGCATTTAACTTCGTATGGTCTGCATCAGTGAATACGTTTGAATCTGAAGCAGACTCAACAAGAGTTCTTATCTCAGCTGCTGTTTGGTCTGCGGTAGCTGAAGCTTCAATAGCATTTAACTTTGTATGATCTGAATCTGTAAAGACGTTAGAGTCTGTAGCTGATTCAACAAGTGTTCTTATTTCAGCTGCGGTTTGATCAGCTGTAGCATTAGTCTCTATAGTATCTAACTTAGTACCATCAACTGAGACATCTCTTCCATCTACAGTTTGACTACCAGAGAAGGTTAAGTTACCTGTCATCTGATCACCTGACTTAGAAACTAGGTTTCCAGTAGCTGTTACACCACCTTGCCAAGCTGATCCGTTATATACTTTTAACTCACTACCAGTTGTATCAAAGTAAAGATCACCTTCATCTAAACTAGAAGTAGGTGCTGAACTTGCTATACGGTATCTAGCAGCAAAACTATTAATACCACTAAGGTTTGAAGCTACGGTATTAACGTTTGCTATCGAACCTCCTGTAAGGTTCACGTTATTTATATTCGTAGCAACTGTAGTGATATTGCTATTAGCTCCAGCTACTGTAGTAATATTAGAGTTATTACCAGCAACAGTATTTACATTAGATATACTTCCAGCTACTGAGTTAATGTTTGAGGCATTACTTACAGCACTGTTTATATTTGAAGCGTTACTAACAGCTGCATTTATATTAGATGCGTTATTAGCAACTGCGTTGATATTAGTTATATTAGAAGATACTGTAGTAACTTCAGTTGCTTTCGGTACTAACCTATGGAATGTATAAGTATTTAAAGTAGATGTTGTCTCTACTATCATTCCAAAAGTAGAAGCATACGTTGTACTATTAGCTAAACCAGTAATGGTGACTGTTGAGTTACCGACAGTGCCGTTAGCAATTGTCGCCACTCCAGATCCATTGGAGGTAAGGTTGCTTGCGAGAGCTTTAATAGATACAAGAGTTCCAGTCCCGTTATTAACGTCAGGATTAGCGTTAGGAAAAGATGTTTCATTTGCTATTGGTACAAAACCACCAACTTCTTCGACAAGATCAATAATCCTATCATTGATAGCAGCAGTTGTAGCTATTGTTGTGTCGTTATCTGGGAATGATTGACCATCTTTAATAGTGTCACCAGAACTTATATTAAAATATCTAGCGTCTGCTGCTGATGAAGTGAAGAAACTTGTATCGTTTGCACTAGCTCCAGCCTGCTCACTATTAGTGATAACAGTCGCAGAGTTTAGTTTATCTGCAGTTATAGATCCAGTTGCATAATGCTCTGTATCTAAAGCTCCAGCTGCTATGTGCTCAGAGTTTACTACATCATCTTGTATGTTATCACCATCTATACAGTCATTAGAAAGATGAACATGATCTACACTACCGTGTGCATAATGTTCTGAATCTATAGTTGCATGTGCTAACTTTTGACCAGTTACAGAATCATCTGATAAGTGTTCTGTATCAATACTTCCGTCTACATATTGGTTACTATCTATAGAGTTTACAGACATATGAGCAAGATCAACAGCACCTGATGTGATGTGCTCTGAATTGACAGCATTGTCTGCTAATTTAGTACCATCAATAACATCTGATGCTAAATGAACTCTATCTATACTTCCGTCTACATACTGATCACTGTCAACAGAATTTGCTGACATGTGTGCTAAATCTATACTTCCGTCTACGTATTGATTACTGTCAACAGAGTTTGCTGACATGTGTTCTAAGTCAATAGAACCTGCTACATAGTGTTCAGAATCTATAGAATCATTAGCTATCTTAGTACCATCTACTGCGTCTCCAGCTAACTCTGTTCCTCTAATACTGCCAGCGGTGACACTAGCTGTTATCTGTCCTGTTCCAGGTGAGTTATCTGTAATTGTTATACTTTGACCACCTACTACATCAGTGGTTAAAGCTGTATCTATTTTACTATCTGTTCTTGCGTCTTGGGCAGCTGTAGTGCTAACCCTAGTATCATTGCTAACCCAAGTTTCTGTACTTATAATCGTTTCGTCACCAGTAGTCCAAGCAGTATTAATCTTGTTGTTGGATTCCTGTGTAACGTATAAGTTTTGATTGAAGTTATCGTTTAAGTCAGACGACTTAATAGCTGATCCAGCAAAGAATTCTGCTTCTAGCTTTGAGTCGTCTGTTTCTCGATAAATTCTAATAGCCGCATTATTAGCTGGAGCCGTCGGAGTGTTATCCGTTGTGTTGTTAACAAATTGTACGGTAGTTGCATTAAATAATCTAATTGCATCTGTTGCCGTGCCATTGATACTCGCTTTGATATCAGTGGTCTTTAAATATGGAAATGTGAATGAGTAATTGGTGGTGGAGCCATTACCTGTATAAGTTGTTTCGGTTACAGCCATTGATTAGTTGAATTATTACTGGTGGAAGTTTGTGAAGTTCTTTTTCATTACTTCTTGTTGTTTTCCAGGAAGGTCAGTTTGTAATTGTCTTGCATCATCTACTCTTCCTTGTTTGATATACTGATTCATTAAATGTTGATACTTAACACCTTCAAATATATCAGGACGTTCTTTGATTAAGAATCGTTCTGCATTTTCTTGTGCTTCTTTCATTATTGCATCAATCTTTTCAAACACAGGGAGATTCTGTGCAGCTAAAGATACTTTATTACTTCTAGCATCATCACCTGCTGCAGTATGGGCTCTCATCAATCCTGTTTGGTATTGATATTTCTTAGACTTCATCAAAGGAATTAACTTCTTCCAAGGTTCTTGAGAACCTACTAATAAATCTATATATGCTTGTTCTTCTGCATTATACTCATATTTACCATCTGCTGTTCTAGTAGCGTTTGTAGCTTCTCCTCTGTATCCAATTTCACTTAACCAGATCTCCCAATCTTCTTTAGGATCACTTGTTTTTACTGGACTTAATGAGTTAAATATTCTTAACATAGGATTATTAACATCATTAATAGGTTTACCAGTCCATCTATTAATAGCTTCTGGTAATGTTAAATTGAAACCTAATGATCTATTTTTTACATGATCAATTATATCATCATTTAACTGTCTTCTTGAATCACTAATAGATTGACTTAAAGTACTTTGAAGACCACTAGCAGGTACAAACATTCTAGCAGTATTAGCAGTTAATCTATGGTATCCACTAAAATCTCCAGTAGCTATAGCTGTTAAAGGTTCAATACCTTGTAATGGTGACTCACTTAGGAAATTAGCAGTAATAGTCCACATTAGTTTTTGTTGGAAATCTTCAAGTATTGGTGAATCAATATCTCTAGCATAATAAGATAGATCTCCTACTATACCTAAAACTTGTTCAACTGCAGGAATACCTTCATATGACCACCATCTTTTAGTAATAGGATCTCTAATCATTTTAGGTTTATAGTGAAGAGACTTAAATTCCATAGATCTTCTTCTACCATCCCAATGACCATTACCTGTGATATTACCTGTTAGACCGTGATTCATTAGTAATCCAGCTAAAGCATTACTATAAGCTACACGACCCCAGTATTCTTGTTGTTTAAATTTAAAAACAGCTTTCCATTGATCAGTAGTTCTCCAATTAATTTTAAGTTCTCCTAATGCTCGTTTTATATCATCATCTGTTCTAGCCCAAAGAACTTTACGATATCTACCAAAACCAACTATATTAGCAAGAGGTGTATAACTACTAGCCATTTTCATCATACCAGCACTAGAACGTGCAAATGCCATGACTGCTTTTAATCCAGGAAATGCAGTTGTTGCTGTATTTATCCAAGTAGCTAAACCATCATCTGTGTTTAAGGCTATTTCACCAGCAAAGGCTTTAACAGACTCATCATCAATTATTCCAGTTTTAGGATTTTTTAATTTATCATAAGCTTTCCTTTCAGCTGTCATTAAGCTTTCAGGATCAACCCTACCTTTCTTTTCTAATACTTCTGCCCAAGCTTGTACTCTTGCAACTCTAGTAGCTTGAGTAGCTACACCAAACCCATCAACTCCAGTCATACCTGTCATAGCATATCTAGCCCAAGGTGAGTTAGCAAGGTAGTTATCCATTCTTATTTTATTATACTGTACTAACCATCCAATATTACCTTCTTTTTCAGCTACTTTTGCGTATGAATCTAATAGTTTTATGTCATCACTAGCATCTAATACAAAATCTTGTCTTCCTAATTTTGCCATTATACTAGGATCTTTATTGACTTTTTTAACTATTTCATGCATGTATTTTAACTGTCTTTTATTGGTTTCCATATCGGTCCAATAATAATACATCCATCTTTTTAAAGCATCTTGATCACCAGCACCTTTCATAACAGCATGGCTGATTAAAGAAGAGAATGTTTCATTAAAAGTACCTACAGTCTGACCAAGTGTAGCTTTAAAGGTTGATAATCCTGAAAGCATATTATTATATGCAACTGACCATTGAGTTGTAGCAGCAGAATTTAATTTTTTAGGATCAGGACTTACAACAATACCTTTAAGATCAACACTTTCATCCATATACCTTCTAAGTGCATCTATAGTATCTACATTTCCTTTCGTCATTTCAAATGCTCTCATCATAGGATCAAGCATTTCTGGATTAGTTTCTTTTAAATTTCTTAAAAGCTTAAGATAATTTGCAGCATCCTCTGCAGCCCAGATTTCTTCTTGTTTGAATAACTTTTG